CCTTTGCACGTTCACATGACCGCGATGCAACCATCGTCGCCAATCCAATAGGGAGCCGTGTCCCCATTGCACAGGCTCTCCAAGGCCCGCTTCGCGTGCTGCTTGCGCGTATCCCGCTTGCCATCAGTGGGCGCCGGCATGCGTTTCACGGCCTCGGCCAGCACGGGTCCGACCTCAATGCCTGCCGTCTGGCTCTTGGCCATCTCCTGAATCACTGCGTTGACGATCACCTCGTTCGGCCCCAACTGGCGCAGCAAGCGCACGCCCTGGAGCTCAGCCTCGGCCACCACACAGGAGGTGACAGGCTCGAGGTCCTCATCCACGCCGACCTGCACCACGTCGAGCGCGAAGCCCCACTCCAGCCCATCCTCACCGTCCTTCGCCTTCGACAGACGCAGCGCCCGCTGGCCCGACTCGGTGCGCACCACCTCGATCTCGGCGTCCGCGGCAGCGCGCAGCCCCGACCAGCCCCGGGCGCCCTTGGTCTGGTCCTTGCCACTGTGGTGGATCAGCACCACCAGCGCGCCTGTGAGCTCGTGCAGGCGCTTGCAGTGGCCCAGCGCCTTGCCCATGTCCTCGCCCGCGTTCTCGTTGGCCCCTGGCGTGGTCTGCGCCAGCGTGTCCACCACGATGACGCTGGTGTCGCCGGCCGCCAGCACGCCCGCGGCCAGGTCCTTCGCGTCCTCCAGCAGCATCAGGTTCGGCGCCCCGTTGAGCACGCTGACGGGCACCTGGGTGAGGTCGACCTTGTGGTGCTGGGCGTAGGCCGCCAGGCGCTTGCGGAACCCGTCAGCGCCCTCCGCAGCCACGTAGGCCACCCTCCCCTGCCGGACCTTGCGACCGCGCCAGGGCGTGCCCCTGGCGATGGCCAGCGCCAGGTCCAGCACGACGAACGACTTGCCTGCACCGCTGGCGCCGTAGATGACCGCCAGGCCCGACTGCGGCAGCACCCCCTTCACAATCCAGGGCGACGCGGTGGCGCTGGCGAACGTGTGCACCGGCTCGAACTGAAACCGCAGCGGCTTGCCGCTGGCCTTGGCCGCCTCCACCGTCTCGGTCACGAGCACCTCGAAGTCCTCGGCGCTGGCCGGGGCACCACCTGCAAGAGATGCGCCGTGCTCGTTGGCCAGGTGCACGAAGCTCTTGCCGGTGACCACCGGGCCTGCACCCTTGCCGAAGCTGTCCCACCGCTGGCGCAGGATGTCGCGGCCGGGGAACTTCGCACCCCGCTCGGACCAGTCGCACCAGTAGTCGAACCCCTCACCGCGGGTCTCGTGGTGCAGCGCCATGCCCACCTGGAGCCACTCATCGTGGCCGGTGTCAGGGTCCAGGTGCTCGAGGCCCTGCTCGATCTGGGCGGGCGTGAGGCCGAGCACCGGGTCGTCGTGGCTGGTGGTGGGCCCGTCGGCGCGGGTGAACCGCTTGCGCACCAGGTCCATCACCTCCTCCCCGATCGGGGCCACGGTGTTCTCGTTGCCGAGCACGTCGCAGATCTCCAGGCGGTTGCCGGTGACGGTCACGAACCCCTTCGTGCTGAAGGTCTCGAACCCGTAGGCACCTTCGAAGCTCTTGCGGTTGAACAGCAGGCCACGCAGCAGCACCCGCACGCCGGCCCCGCTGGGGGACCACTCTGCGTAGCTGGTGGCGGCGATCGCCTCGACCTCGGGGTGGAGCTGGCCACCGACGACACAACGGTCGAAGTCGAGCGCGGTCACGTTGAAGTCGGGCAGCAGCGCCAGGCCCACACCGTCGAACCCGCGGCGGGCGGCTGCGCTGCGTGCGGCGTCGAACGACACCAGCTCGTGTCGATCCTCGGGGCCGCCCTGCTGCCCCTGGCGCCGTCGCCCGCTGGTGTAGTACGGCACCTTCCGAGGCTTGTCCTCCCCCTCGTGGTACTCCATCCGCCACATCAGCCAGCCCGGGATCTCCCGGAGCTCGTCTGGGACTGTGACGGTGTTGAGGTGTGCGCTGAGTTTGGTCACGGCGCTCATCGCTCAGTCGGCGGTGCCGCCCTCAGACTCGGCAAACAGATCCGCCTGACGCGGATCAACGATCGGGAAGTGCGAGGCGACGGCGCGGTCGCCGAGGCACCGCCTGGCGTACTCGCACCCGCGGCAGGCCTCCGCCACGTCGGTGCGGTACACGATCGGGAGCCGGCCCTTGCTGGCCTTGGCCATCGCCTTGGTCGCGGCCTCGATCTCGCCAGCGCGGGAGGCGCTGACCTCGCGGAACCCGCCCGCGTAGTGGTACAGCATGGCCCTCGAGGTGCCGACCGTCTGGGCCAGCGCCTCCTGCTCTTGAGGGGTGGCGGCCATCATCCAGGCCTTCATGGGGGTAATCGTGGTCATGGCAGTCAATAGGTGAAGTGGGGGCCCGACTGTAGCATTTTGTAAAGTGCTTGCACAGCCTGCTATGACGTGCCAATGTAGGCAGGTGATCACGGTCTACGACACGAGGCGGGAGAACCTGCGCCGGCTCATCGGCCAGTGGGGCGGGCCCACCTCCCTGTCTCGCAAGCTCGGGCACGCAAACGGGTCCTACCTGGCGCAGATCGCCGGGCCCAGGCCGTCGCGCGAGATCAGCGAGAAGACCGCACGCGAGATCGAGACGAAGCTGGGCCTGCCGGCCGGCTGGATGGACCAGGACCACCCGGCCGGGGGCCAACCACTCAACGACCAAGCATTGACTGAGGTCGTCAAGGCGGTGGCCACCGTGCTTCGTGACGCGGGTCTCAGACCTGACCCCGAGACCTACGGCACCCTTGTGCAACTCGCCTACGACCGTGCCAAGCTGACCGGCCGTCTAGACGAGAACCACATCAAGCAACTGACCAACCTACTCCGAGGGAGCGGCAAGTGAGCAACGAAGAGATCAAGCAGAGGATCGCGTACCTGATCGAGCACGGCGGTGTGTGGGACGACCCGTTGGGGGATCTGCGCCGGCAGGTCCGCTGGGCGCTGGGCCTGGCCGTCGTAACCCTGCTGCTGGTGACCCTGCTGCACCTCTGATCTCGAGGTAGATGAACGAGAACCCCACCAACGTGTGGGGTTTTTTGTTGCCTGCGTTTTAGCATGTGCTACAGTTCACACATCGCAGCAAGGACGCTGCAGCAACTGGAGCAACGACATGGACGTCATTCTGAACATCGGCCTTGCGGTCAACGGCAACAGCAACATCGGCTCGGGCACCGCGATCCGGGAGGTCATCGCCACCTTCGGTGCCGCCTCGTTCAAGTTCAAGCACTCTGACACCGAGCTGACCTGCATCGCCTGCGTCCAGTTCACCGACGGTGCCGCCGCTTGGCACAAGGTCTACCACCTGGCGCAACTGCTGAGCCAGGACTGCATCGCGGTCTACACCCCCAGCATCGGCAAGGGCGAGCTGATCGGCCCCCGCTCTGAGGCCTGGGGCGCGTTCAACCCCGAGTTCTTCATCCTCCCCGACGGCACCCGCCTGTCGGGTCCCGTGGCGCAAGCCGCTTGACCGCCCTGTAGCTTCTGCTACAGTTCACCTCTCTCAACTGCTAAACACATCATGCACGATCTGAACACCATCAACCGACTGAACGAGAAGGCCTTCTCCACAGCCGTCGAGAACTTCCGCAGCCAGGGCCGCTACGTGCTGGCCTGCTACGACGGGCTGACGCTGATGTCCATCGAGACGTTCAGCAGCCCCGAGGACGCCGCCCAGGCCCTGGTCCGCGCCAACGAGTCGGCCGGCGCGAGCGAGCGGTTCCGCCTGCTGTCGCCCACCGGCGCCTGGCAAGGCACCCAGCGGGACCAGTCGGAAGACCGCGCCCAGCCGTACACGCTCGAGGAGCTCGCCGCCCTTGGACGCAGCACCACCAAGCCCGACGTCACCATCGGTGACTACATCAACCGCGTCAACGCCCAGGAGGCCTGAGACCATGATCACGATCACCTTCCAGTTCACCGACGTCGCCGCAGCCGCCGCGCTGCTGGCCAAGGTCGACGGCGCCGCCGCTGTCGTCACCGCGGAGGCGGCCATCGCCCCAAAGTCCGCGAAGCCGGCGGCCAAGCCGGCACCCGCTGCGCAGACTGCCCCTTCCGCTCCTACTGCCGAGGCGGCCCAACCCCCGGCACCCGCTGCGCCCGCGCCGAGCACGCCGCAGCCGGTGGCCGAGACGCCCACGGCAGCGCCTGCCGCTGCGAGCTCTGTCGCCTACCCTGACCTGCAGAAGGCGGTGCTGACCCTGCACAAGCTGGACCCGACCGCGGCGGTGCCGATCGCCAAGAGCCTGGGCGCCGACACGTTCAAGGCGCTGCGCCAAGACCAGTGGGCCGAGGCCCACCGCCTGGTGACCGAGGCCATCACCGTCCGGAGCGCAGCGTGACCGAGGCCGCCCACTCCAAGCTGAGTGCGTCGGCGGCCGACCGCTGGATGGCCTGCCCGGGCAGCGTCGTGCTGTCCGAGGGCCAGCCCGACAACACCAGCGAGTACGCCGCCTGGGGCAGCGTCGCGCACAGGTTGGCCGACGAGTGCCTGACCAAGTCCAAAGACCCGGTCACGTTCATCGGCCTGAAGTACAACCAAGACGGTTACACGTTCACGGTCGATGACGAGATGGCCGACTGCGTGCAGACCTACCTCGGCAACCTGCGCGAGATGACCGCGGGCGCGGACCTGTTCGAGTCCGAGACCCGCACCAACTACAGCACCTGGCTCAACGTCGACCAGGCTCTAGCCTGGGGCACGGCCGACGCCACCGCGCTGATCGGCACCGAGCTGCAGGTGCATGACCTCAAGACCGGCCGTGGTGTCGAGGTCGACGCGGTCGAGAACCGCCAGATGATGCTCTACGCCGGCGGCAAGCTGCTGGAGATGGAAGCGCTCGGCATTGAGGTCGAGACCGTGCGCCTCGTGATCCACCAGCCCCGCGTCCGCAAGGCGCCCAGCGAGTGGTCGCTGTCGCGCGAGGAGCTGGTGACCTGGCTCACCTCCACCGCACGCAGTGGCGCTGCCAGCGTGCTGGTGGCCCAGGAAACGCACGGCACCAGCCGGTGGGACGAGACGTTCCTGCGCTCGGGCGACCAGTGCCGCTGGTGCCGCGCCAAGGCTACGTGCCCAGCGCTGCGGCAGGATGTCGTCGACACCGTCGCCATCGGTGGCGGCACCCGTGACATCTCGGACGACGACTTCGAGGTCATCAAGCCTGATGCGGTCGATGAAGCCGGCCTGCTCGCAGCCTGCCTGTCCAAGGTCGACCTGATCGAGGACTGGTGCTCGGCCATCCGCGCCGAGTCGCTGCGCCGACTGTCGGCCGGCGAGCCGGTGCCCGGCTACAAGCTGGTGCAGGGCAAGCGCGGCAACCGCCAGTGGGCCGATCCTGCCGAGGCTGAGAAGGTGCTGCGCGAGCAGTTCCGACTGCCCGTCGAGAAGGCCTACGACCTGAAGCTGATCAGCCCCACGACCGCCGAGAAGCTGGCCAAGGCCGGCGACATCGGCCCCCGCCAGTGGGCCAAGGTCATCCCCCTCATCGTGCAGCGAGACGGCGCGCCTAGCGTTGCCCCTGCCTCCGACCCCCGTCCCGCGATCACCGTCCAGCCGGTCGCGGAGGCTTTTGAAGTCCAGGCTGGCGACCTCGTCTGAAAGGAACCTGAACCATGAACCGCAACACCGAGGGCGTCGCCCACGCGCAGTTCAACGACCCGCGCAACATCTCGCGCGGTTTCGGTCGCGTGATTTACGCGGCCGCCACCACCGACGCCCACGGCGTGTACCACCCCGAAGGGTGGGTGCTGCCTGGCGGGGTGCGCACCACTGTGCGCGCCCGCGCAGAGGCCGTCGCAGACCGCATCCACGACATCTCAACCAACTCCCGCAAGCACTGAAAGGAACCTGAACCATGACTACCCCTACCCGCTTCCGCCTGGACAACGTCCGCGTCGACTGGCCCAACCTCTTCAAGGGCGAGCAGTTCCAGGGCACCGGCAGCTACCGCTGCGGCGCCGCACTGATCGTGCCCGGCGATCACCCCCAACTGCCGGTGATCAACGCCGCAATCGAGGAGGCCGCCAAGGCAAAGATGAAGGACGCGACCAAGGCCGCGCTGTTCATCAAGTCCGCCCGCGCCAAGGGCAAGGTCTGCCTGTCCGACGGCGACCTCAAGGCCTCCAAGAACCCGCACTACGAAGGCACCTGGGTGCTGTCGGCCAACTGCAAGGGTGGCGACACCGAGGCCGAGGCCGAGAAGCCCACGGTCTACGACCAGTTCCGCAACCAGGTCACCGACCCGGCCAAGAACCCGATCTACCGCGGGTGCTACGTGAACGCGCTGGTCGAGGTCTACGCCGACAACCGCTACGGCGAGCAGATCAACGCCAAGCTGGTGGGCATCCAGTTCCGCAAGGACGGTGACGCCTTCGGCAGCGCGCCGGCCCGGGCCGATGACTTCGACGACGTGGCCGAGGGCGCTGACGCCGACGCCTTCGTCTGACCCGCCGAAAGCGGGTCGCGCCTATCCTGCCCAGGCCTAGCCCACCTGGTACAAAGCCCCTGCATCAGCGCCGCCGGCTCCCGCGCACTTGAACGGCCGGCGGCGCTTACAGCGTCGGTGCGACGCAAGCAACGAAGACGTATGCAGGGGAACGGGCCACCGAACACCATGACCATCCTTTGGTTTGACTCTGAGACCTACAGCGACGCCGACCTCAAGGCGGTCGGCACCCACGCCTACGCGGACCACCGCACCACCGAGATCACGGTCGCGCAGTGGGCGATCGACGACGGCGAGCCGGTGGTCGAGGACTGCAGCGAGAAGCTGGGCCCGAGCAAGGCGCTGCG